TTCATTAAGAACTAATCTTGTTACAAATTCATTACTATTAACTATTTCAATGTGTGGAGTGCTTTGAGGTTTTTTCAAAGATATTGGAATAATATTACCTTTGGAGAATTGATCTGCTAAAAATTGATTACAATACTCCAGAGATATTTTTGATCTTGACTGAACTCTACGATTTATTTTTTTTAATTCTTGCCTTCCTTTCAAATTCATAACCCATATATCTGCCGGATTCCAAGAATCTTTTTTTGCAATTTCGTAATTATCATTTACATGTTTTGTTATCCAATCCATGAAACCGCCATCACGATTATATACATCAAAATTGCTATTGGGGAGTTTGGTTTCTCTTTCTATTTGATGAAATTGTAACTCAAAAGAATTATACCAACTTTTTTCTGCCATAATGTTTGGATATATTTCTAAAATTTCCGGTAGTAGTTGATCAAATTTTTTATAATTTTTAGTCTTGCTGGATAACAATTCTTCAAATATTTTGAGAGTAACCAACTCTTGCTGTTGAGTTGTGGGCGCAGTACTATTAGGATTCGAACCATTACCGAATTGTAACGCTAAAAAAGGATAGAGTTTTTTATATGCCGATATGTCAACCGTCAATCTAAAATCTGTCAGAATTTTTACCTGACCAAATTTTGAGCCTTGAGCGGTTTCTAATGTTATAAATTCGTCAAAGTCGTTGCCGTAAGTCGCCTGCATTGATTCAAACAGAGCAACTGCGGATTTTTCTCTTTTTGCAACCAATCCAAGATCTTTTATTTCTTGGATTGATTTTGGTCGATAGTTATATGGCACAAAAAAAACCTTTTTATAATGTTAATAACTATTTATAAAAGTTTACATGTAATGTAGATATGTTCCTACAATGTACTTATCATTAGAAATTGCTGGTTGTCCCGAATGTGGGTGTGTCCAGAATGGCGGGAAAATAGCAAGTCTGCCTTTCTTTGCTTCAATACTGGTATTGTAATCGGGGAAGGCTGTTTGGCCACCTTCTTCTACCGTATTCAGATAAAAGAAACACACTAAAAATCTGCGGGCTGAAGCATAGTCTCCGACATCTGCATGATATTTAAAATCATCTTCACTACCAGCCACATACTTTTTCATACGAACTTCTTCGTTATGACACTGACTTGGAAAGAATACAATATTATTATGCCTGCGATAGCTTTCGACATATTCAGAAACTTTACCCAATAGATACATAGAAGCTTCCTCAAACTCAGATCCAAGTTGAGGATCGAAAAAATTCAATTCTGTAAAACTTCTAAACTCCGGATGCACTGTTTTTTGTTGCAAGGACTCTTGATCCTCAAACATACCAATTAGTTTATCGCACCATTCATCCTCTAGTGCATTATCCCACACAGAAATAAATGCATGATTTCCGTCAGGCGGCTTCACCGTAAAATCTTCACCTACCTCAAAGTGATGAACCTCTGCGCCTTCTGGCAGATCTTCTTCTGTTTTATTTTCTACTTTATCTGTCATATTTTAATCTCCACACTTCCTATTTTTTTAGAGTTATTTGAAAAATTATTTGAGTAGTCCTGACTCGAACCACTATTGTCGATTATTTCATCTTGAGCAGAATTTTCCACATCATATAATCGCATTTTTGGCCTGTCAATTCCTATCACAAATCTCTTGTAACTGTTTAAATCGTTGTAACGATTTTTAAGTTGTTTTACTAATACCTGATTTAGTTCTTCTAATTCTTCTGTAGCAATCAATGCAAACATTAAATCAGCAGTCGCGGGCAATCCAAATGATTCTGATGTATCTGTAAGTTCTACATCACTACTATTATATCCGCTTCGGGTGGTCTGCGTAGCACTCATAATCGGTACGTTGTTTTCTACAGCAAGTCCACGCAATTCTTCTGCGATAGACTTAATAAGTGTATATGAGTTTGCGCCTGAACCGGCTTTAATCCTAGAGGATGAACATATATTTAGGTAATCAATATAGATGACATCTGGACGAAAATTCTTTTTGAGTGTCAATTCATTCAATAAATGTCTAAAGTGATTTGCATTGGCAACAGCAGTCGGATATTCTTTTACGATTAGTTTTCCACTTGCGACCTTTCTTGTCAGATTATCAATCTTTCGGCAAAATGTATCATATGGCATTTGTGCAACATCTTGAATATTGGTATTCAACAAATTTGCGTCAATACGTTCTGCGATCTTTTCTTCGGACATTTCGCATGTAATGTATAGGACATTCTTACCCATCAACAAATGATTTGCCGCAAGGTCACACATAAACAAAGATTTACCAACGCCAGTACCAGCGAGACAAATGTTAAGAGTTTTCTTTGACAATCCACCCTTAGTAATTTTGTTGAATAAATCAAGATGAAACTCGATTTTTTCTTCTACACGTTGATAAAATTCATATCTGGCCTCAAAATCATCTATAAAATCATGTCCAATATTACTATCAAATGACACGCCTAATGCGTCCTGTAGCATTTTCGGCAACTGTCCCTTGTTCGCAGGCTCGTCATTTAAAATACCAATCGACTTCATAACAGCATTATATAATGCACGATCTTGACACCACTTTTCGGTGACATCAATTTGCCATGCACTATTCCTATGGTCGTCTTTATTCTCTTCCATACTCTTGATAGTTGATACCGATTCCGTATATACGTTTTCGCCAACATTCAATTCATCCAAAGAGATCAGTAATGAATCCCTAGTTGGGTTTGTATTATACTTTTCAATGTGATGTTGTACCATATCAAATATCACTTTATTTGATTCAGTTACAAAATATTCCCTTTCAATAAAAGGTAGTGTTTTTCTCACATATTCTTCGTCCGAAAAAAGACAATTCAATACTGTTTGTTCAGTTAATTCCATTAAGTTTATTTGCTTCCTTTATTAATCTTTCAGATTCTTGTCTTAAATGTTCAGCCTGTCGTCTTAGACTTTCAGACTTTTCTTTGTCGGTCAAACTATTAAATAAAGACATTGTAGTTGGTTCTTTATCTTCAGTCCCATATACCGCACCCCACTTATCTTCTGGACATGCAATATTTGCAATTTTCGCCTTTGCGGGCATAAAACAACCACAAGATTTACACATCTTTATAGTCGGTTGAAACTGGGCACATGATTTACATATGGCCAATCTCTCCTGATACATATATTTTGAGGCAAATAACTTGCTCATCCACCAACTCTGTACTTATTAACAATCCAATCATTGAATTTTTCGTCGGCAAGAATAGGTTCCCAAAATTCTGCACTATGGGTTTCCTTTTCGCGGAATTTCTTTTCAATGACTTCTCCGGTCTCCATATCGACATGTTGCAACCATGCTCCAGATCTTAATAATACACCATAACCTAGTGCCATGTCAAGGAGTCCAGAGAATTTATCTACACCCTTTTCCCATGAAACTGAGATAGGAATTTTAGATTTCTCTTTGACAAACCGCGACTTTTCAACATTAATTACAAAGTGATATCCAGCAATCTCTGTACCCACTTTATCCTGTTGACGACCGATGATCCAAATGGTATCTGCACTATAATACATACCAGTACCACCAGATACAACCTTAGTAGGGAACATGCCCTGAGAGTCGTATGTGTGGTTGATAGCAACCATAGGAATATCTTTCATGGTGAGATGTGGTGTAATCATGCGAAAAAGAGACTTAAACTGTTTGGCACGAGTCATATCCGCTGCACTACTACCTTTCTCTGCATCATCGACTTCTTTTTTAGATGCCAAATTCCCAACTGAATCCACCATAATGAATACTTTGTCGGCCGTATCCAATTCTTTTAATTGTGATACCATATCAAATTTAAGTTCTTCTAAATCTGTAACAGGCACATGTACAATTCGACTCGTATCAATTTCAAAAATATCAAAGTATGCTTGCGGCGTACCAAATTCTGAATCATAGAACAACACAATCGACTCTGGATTGGCGTCCATATATGATTTCATCATAATCAGACCAAATGCAGTCTTAAAATGTTTTGAAGGCCCTGCGAGCATCGTAAGTCCAGATGTAAATCCACCATTTAGTGTACCAGAAAATGCAATATTCATTGCTGGAATATGTGTCGGTGTACTGGTTTTATCGTTTAAGTATTTTGATTCTGATAAGACATTTACCCTACCGTCTTTGAAAGAAGAGTTCTTTCGTAGTTTACTCATTAGTCCTGTAGCCATTTATTTCTCCTATTCGATTCTTTCATTATAACATAAATTTATTGCGTATGTCAAGGAAGTCTGCCAAAAAATCTTACTGGTGTTCCTACTGATTTTTTGGCATTGAAAAGATACCAACAACAATTATCTTTGCCGACACTTTTGCTACCTTCAATCCACTTTACTCGGCCGACGCTCACCACCTTTTCTAACCATTTCATATATGGAGCTGACTGTTTAGTGTGCATCCAATCTGCATCAAATAATAACCATGTCGGCATTTGGGTTGCCAAATTCTCAATCATCGGATGTAATATTTTTCTATTCCAAGGCGGATTCGTGATGCATATATCACAACCCACAATTTGATCTGTTAATGCATTTCCGACACCAACAGAAGCGCATAATGGTTCTATATCAGTCATCCAATACCCTTTTAAGTCGGTCAACTGCTCTATGTGTCTAACCAATCTACCATCCCCCGCGCATGGTTCTGCAAACAGACCGAAGTAAGGCAAATGAAATACAAGAGGTAATACGGCCTCAATTGGTGTTGGATAGAAATCTCTTTCTACTCTTTCAAAATCGCTACGCTTTCCCATCATGTTCTCCTAGAAAAAGTCATCTATTGTAAATCGTTTTTCGACATCCCAACCAATCGCATCTGTCACCGATTTGACAGGTTCTAAAAATGATTTGTCAAATTGTTTTATTTTGTCTATAAATCTGTCCAGATCAAACTCTTTTGGCAACACATTTTGAATTGCAATAGTATTGTTTCCAATAGGATTGGGCTCTTTGAGATATACAAATTTAATCTTTTCCCCTTCCTTGACAAGCGGGTGCGTCATCTCTAATCCGTGTTTTTTTACCAATCTATTAAAATGAATGACGCCTTTTACATGAATTGGG